AAGCTATTTTCAAGTTTATATACCATGTTATTTATCTCCGTAAGTTATTGATTTATCTATGTTTTTATCACTTTAGGCCCTTTCTGGCCCTTCCTTGTCACTGGTTCTAATTATACACACATCCCTTTGTTGTATAGCTTATTTATAGCTTATTTATATGCATTTGTAGCTCACGCCCCAGCGCCCTAGTCCTGCAAGTAAACTAGACTTTAACAAATAGACATACATTGGGCCACCTTCTGGGTGATGTCTTCTATACGGGCAAGTTTGACACCTTTAAGACCATATTACCCCTGATGCTATGGCCTGCCAGATTGGCTCCCTCTTTTTCTCTCTCTTTTTCCGTGAACCCGTGGCGATCTCGTTAACACCTACGGTAGGCCCACAATCGGCCCACAATAGGCACCCAATACAGTAGTACACATACGGCAACAAAGGGCCCACAATAGACGATCAGCTCTCTATGGTCCCTAAGTCCCAAGGTGGCCCATATGAGGACTATCGTAGATGAGACCATGTCCCCTAGCCTGCGGAAACAAAGTCCTCCACAGGGCGATTGTAGGCGTTTGAGGGGGTGGGCGAACACTTCTGGGTACTTATATATATACCTCCCCTTAACTAGGCTTAAAACAGAAGATAGTTGCATCAGGAAAATATATAGATATTATTTAAAAACTCGCACCTAAAGAAGAAGATACTTTTATTTATATACAGAGGGGTCCTATGAGTCTAATTGATGAGTTGGTAGGCGCTATAAAAGGAACCTTCAAAACTAGGCACCCAATAAAAGACCAAGTGGTCAAAACTGCTGGTAAAGAAATTAAAGACATAGACGTTTTCAAGGATGTAGATTCATTAGACGAATACGGTCCAAAAAGTCCAGCGGTTAGAGAGTTACTTAAAGGTTGGTCTCCAGAGGACCTAGAAAAGTCCATGGGTTACGTGGGGATGAACGATAATCGTTTCTCTCCTCTGATGAACTATATAAACAAGGAATTCGATAACAATGTTCCAGTACAGTTCCTATACAACCTAGTAACGCCTAATAAGACCGGAGCAAGACCTATAACAGCTGATAAGGTCGAAGGTGGTCTTGTAAGAAAAGAAGAGGTTGACGCCTCAGGTGTAGTAGGTTTACTAAATTCACATATCAAAGAAGGTAAAAAGTTTATAAGTAAAGAAGACCTACTGAAACATATCGGTAGTTCGTTACCTATTCTTAGAACTGAAAAGAAAATGAATATCCCAGATGAGATTCTCAGAGGGGGGCATGAGCCCGGTGAAGAACCACTATATACCGGTCAGGTTGAAAGTATAGTAAATAAACTGATAAAGGAAAGAGATAAATGGGACCCGGAAGACTTCAGGTATTTTGCTGCTCAGAATAAAATAGATGCGGTAAATGAATATGTCGGTAGGGGTAAACTCCACGGTGAAAGTATCGATACAAGAAATATCCCCAAGGTTAAATATGGTGGTATCTATAATGAAGATGTAACAAACGATGACGCTGGTGCTGCATTCTACGAATACATCGTAAGAGATGGTAACTGGAAAGGTTATAGTGATCTTGATTTAAGAGATTTTAAAGAAGGTGGAGCCCTAAACCACTGGTCATTAGATAATGGACTACCTGTAGCACATGGTAGGGGTTATAGTATGACATCTAAGGATGGTAACTTCATACACCTAAACGAAATTCAGTCAGATTTAGCAAATGCAGAAAAGAGTGGTGCAATCCCTAAAGGAACCAATAAGTGGGGTAATAGATACCCCGGGCTTGTTTTTACGGAAGTTTTAATGGATTCTATTAAAAAGGGTAACAAATTTATGACCATTGCCATGGGTCAGGAGGCTGCAAATAGCTCCCAACAACGATGGACCATGAAGAACCCTACAATTACTTCACACTATGCTAAGACGGACTCTGGTCCTGATTTGGTTTACTCTTTTGATTTTCTAGATAACTTCACAGGTGGTGGTAGATTCGCCCCAAGGGATCTGAGAAAGAGAAGGGTGACGTTGACTGCCGCTGAGGTTAAGAAATATGCTAAAAATAACCCAGAACTTGCTAAAGCAATTGAAAAGGTGGACCTTGGTTCTTCTACAGACAGAGCGTTCTTCCCCTATGAAGAAGGGAAACATATTAAAGTAGACTTCCAAGGCTCTGTAGGTACGGATAATAAAATGCGTAGTTACGGTGGTACTCTGGATGATGGCTCTTTCACACAAGGTAGTAATATTAAGATTATTAAGGACATTGTGGGCAAGTATGGTGGAACCATAAAACCTTGGAAAATGCCTCTCCCAGCTGCACGTGATAAAAATGGCGTTGAACTTGATAGGAAATACAGGTGGTCTTGGAGGGTGGATATTACACCTGAAATGATAGAAAAGATCAAGGCAAGTGGTGGTAAGATGTCACAAATAGCTAAGGCAAATCCTGCGGAAGATTGGATAAAACAGTATAACATCAGTAAAGGTTATGCGTAATAAGGAAAAATTATGTCATTAAGAGATAAACCCGGTAAATGGGTAGCAGAGCAGTTAATAGCACTATCTGGAGAAGTTAGTGATGTCTCTAAACAACACATTAGAGAACTACTAGGGAAACTCCAAGGTGGTAAGAAAAACTCCCTGTCAATGGCTAATGAGCTTCTAGAGCAAGTTAATATCCAAAGGATTAAGATTGCGAACAGCAAAAGTAATATTATAGATAAGACATCTGGTAAGCACCTTAAGGGTCTTCATTCTACTGGAGATAACACATTAGATTCCGTTATCCTCAAACATGCTCTTAGACCTGAAGCAAGGCCACGAAAGTATATCGTAGAGGGCGAGTTGTTAGATATGAAGGGTATGGCTAAAAAGAGTACATTCCTATCTATGGGATTAGATAAAAATACCCGTATGGATGCTCTCGATCCAAGTCAGTTAGAGGAATTCAATACCTTGTATAATAAAAATCATGTAAAAAACACAAGGTTCAAGGATACTGTTGCTAGACTCAGGAAGAGTGACCCAGAACATGTAATCAGTTATGAAGATTTTGCATATGCAGGTAAAGGCACAGGAAGTCACCAGACCAACCAGAACATATATGGCTCACCCTATGGGGAAGGGAACTTAAATGACCTTCATGTGAAATGGTTAGAGACCCCTGATGGTCAAAAAACGTCCAGTGTAGCTGGTTATGACGCAGATGCTCATAAAGAGTCACTCCGAAGACATATAGAGCATAGGGGTAAAACACAGCCTGATTTAGCAGTCCCAAACTTCGCTACCCTAGATGATATCAATAAAACGGCTGTTTACAATAATGAAAGATTTACTGGTGGTTTGTCAGATGAGGCCAATATGCTTAACCGCCAGAAACAACGGGAAGCCGGTTTGATAACACAGGAAGAGTTTAACAAACTAACTGGTACAAATTCTGGTATCCTAGCATTTAAGAAGAAGGAGTAAGTATGGCATACGGTAATGAAAGTGATAAAACTGCGGTATCTACAAAAGGTACCTCATATGACCCTGATAAATTTTTTGAAACGCCTAACGGTAATATAATGCCCAAGGGAAAGGAAATAACAGCTGATGTCGCTAAAGACTATCAGTTAAGAGGCGTAGCCACTAAAAGGCTACGGAAGGAAATTAGAGAAGCTATTAAAGACTTCACTAAACAAGGAGAGGATGCTCCACCAGCTTTAGATGTTATGAAGGCAGTAATGCTTCAACAACTAGGTACGGGTGAGATGGAGGAAGCCTTGAAGACTGCTAATATGATTGCGGAGTTTGAGACTCCGAAACTAAGCAGGAGAGAAGTAGAGCAAAGGAATATCGAAGTCAATGAGATGTCCACTGAGGATATTGAAGAAGAACTTAGTGATGTTCATTTGAAATTAGTAAGTAATAGTAAGGATTCATAAGCACTCCTTCAGTCGAACGGTGGGGCGGCGCTTATGAACCCTGCCAATTAACACGAAAACTCCCGACAAGGAGCGCCCTGAGCACTGGCAAGAAACTGCTTATTTATTATAAGTTGGAGGACTTATCATGGAAGAAGAAATTAGTAAAGATGAACTTTATAGACTATTAGAGTTAAAAAGGGAACTTCTAAAAAGAAGGAATGCGGAAGTTTATAAGAACAGTTTTAAGGGTTTTGCTAAAGAGGTTCTTAGTATTTTAACTAAAGATGCTTCACAGGGTTTCGTTCCCTTTGAGTTTAATGAGGCTCAAAACAATATTAACGAAGCTATTGAGAAACAGTTAAAGGAAACAGGGAAAGTAAGAGCCCTGATTTTGAAGGCTCGACAGCAGGGTATTTCTACATACACAGCTGGTAGAGTTTTCTGGAAAACCTATTACACCCCAAATACAAGATCTGTTGTACTAGCACATGACTCTGCAACCTCTGATGCTCTGTTTACGATGTCTAAAAACTACATCGACAGAATGCCCGAGGGTATAAGACCTGAGTTAATTAAGTCGAACGCTAAAGAGATTAAGTTTGCACATAATGATTCGGGGTACCGGCTTTACACAGCTGGATCAAGCGAGGCTGGTAGAGGTACAACACCTACTATCCTCCATGCTTCAGAGTGTGCCTTCTGGCAGCACGATGAGAAGATCTTAGCAGGATTATTCCAAGGTGTATCAAGTTCCGCAGGAACTGAGATCATCCTAGAGTCAACTGCAAACGGTGCCACAGGAGCCTTTCATAGATTATGGAAAGCAACTGAAAGGGGGAATACAGACTATATAGCTATCTTCTTACCGTGGTTCTTGACACAAGAGTATAGGACCCCGGCCCCTGAGGGTATGGTTTTATCATTAGAGGAAAAGGACTTAGTTTCAAGGTTTAAACTAGATGAAGACCAGTTGTTCTGGAGAAGGTTAAAGACCGCAGAATCAGGTGAGTTGAAGTTTAGACAGGAGTACCCAGCTACAGCAGAAGAGGCTTTTATTGTCTCTGGTAGTAACGTATTCAATATCGAAAAACTTAACAGTCTTGAATGTGTCCCGGCTAAATCTAAGAAAAGATTAGACCGTGATATGTACACTTGGGAGTCTTCTGTAGAAGGCCCTCTAAGTATTTGGAAGTCCCCTGATTTTGATGAGAAGTTTATTATCGGTGCGGATGTTGCCCTAGGTGTTGGTCAAGATTATAGTGTAGCCACTGTCATGAATAAAGACAGAGAGGTTGTTGCTATGTTTAGAGACAACACAATTGACCCCGCCATGTACGGTGAGTTATTATTCTACTTAGGTAGATACTATAATAATTCACTTATAGCTGTTGAGTCTAATAGTATGGGAATTGCAACACTTCAGAAGTTGAAAGAGATGAATTATCTTAATCTTTATCATCAAACGAAGATTGCCAATGTATCTAAAGAAGAAGGAACAAGACTTGGTTGGAGAACTACACAGGCCTCTAAGCAAGCGGTAATAAGTAACCTAAAAAACTGGATAGAGAACGATGATATAGCAATATACTCAACAACCATTGTGGATGAGTTATTGGACTATGTTTCGGACGAAAGTGGTAAAACAAACGCCATGCCCGGTTCCTACGATGACACTGTTATGGCCTTAGCTATTACAGCAGAAGTCTGGCGTACACACGCAGACAGATTGAGCAACACCAACGTAGGTTTTGACAATAAATGGCTAGACCAACAAACAACCAAGGTCTGGATTTAATACAGGAGATAAAGGTGGCAGACGCTATAAAGAAGATCTCAGATGAGGAATTAACTAATATTATCAATTCCCATGTGAATCAAGCAGTGGGTGGTCTCAATAGTGGGTCAACTCTTTCAGGGCAAAGAGAAGATGCCATTAACTATTACACACAACAACCAAAAGGGAACCTAGCGCCTACGGGTGTTTCTCAGGTGGTCACATCGGACACTATGGAGATTGTAGATTCATACCTTGCGGTTATTTCAGAACTTATGATTTCTAATGGGAAGATTGCCAAATTCAACCCTAAGAATCCTATGGAGTCTAATAGTGCAACTATAGCTTCCGACATTACTAATGATTGTATTTTCAACATGAATAATGGATGGGTAGAGTTAAACACATGGCTTAAATCTGCTTTGTTGTTTAAAAACGCTGCTATTAGGTGGAGATGGGAAGAGGACTTCACATATGAGATAGAAGAGTATGAGAATATATCTGCTATAGAGCTAGACTCTATAATGGCAGATGCCTCATTAGAAATTGTAGAATTGGTTACAGATGATCAAGAATTCTATAGTTTTGTAAGAATTAGAAAAGAGGTCGATAATTCAAGAATTAGATTGGAAAATATCCCGCCAGAGAATTTCCTTATCGACAACTCTTCGACAACTATTGAGGATGCTAAATACGTTGGCATCCAAACGGAGTGGACTATCTCTGATTTACGTGAGATGGGTTTTGACAACGTAGATGAGCTAGAGGGTGATAATGTTCTTAACAACAACCTCACTGAAGAAGCTACTAGAAGAGCACTTAACGGTGACTTCAATTTTGTAAATAGTACTGATTCAGAAGACCCATCTATGAGGGAGGTTTACGTAACCGAGAGTTGGTTAAGAGTAGACCGTGACGGTGATGGAATAGCTGAACTTAAGAGAGTGGTAAGTGCAGGTAATACGGTTCTTCTAGAAGAGGACGCTAACAGTGTTCCTATTGCTTCTTTGAACCCTATTGAGATACCTTACTCATTCTATGGAATGTCTATGGCAGATGCCACTAGGAGTTCTACAGAAGTTAAGACGGCTATCACTAGGGGCATTATTGAGAATGTCTACCTCACCAACTATAGCAGGGTCCTAGCTGATCCTAACATAGTAGACTTCCGAGCATTACAAAGTCCAGAGCCACACCAAATAATACCAACTAATGGTAACCCAATGACAGCTGTCAGTCAGTTACAGCCCTCAACTATCTCACCATCATCGTTCTCTCTCTTAGAGTTTATGAATAATGAGAAAGAGACGGCTACAGGTATGTCAAGAACAGCCCAAGGTATCAATTCCGATTTGTTTAAGTCCGGTAATGACGCCACTAAGGTTTCCATTATTGAACAGGCATCTCAGAAGAGGATATCTTATATCGCTAGACGTTTTGCAGAGACAGGCTTCAAGGATATGTGTAAGGGTGTTTACAGTCTTATAAGAGAGAACGCAGAATCTATTCTTGGAAGATACACATACTACGGCCTAACCCCTGATATGCTTCAGCCTTTCGATAATTTAACTGTAGATATTGATGTAGGAGCTAATAGTTCTACCAATACAAAAGAGAATATGACAGTTATGATGACACAGATAATGCCAGCACTTTATGGTGCTCCTGAATCTAAAGGTGTTATCAACCCAGCTGCGCCTTTCAACATAGCTAAACAGATGTTAGAAGCCATGGGTATCGAGAACTGGCCTGATTTCCTAGTAGATCCTAACACCCCTGAGGGGCAGCAGCAAATGCAAGCTGTTCAACAACAACAGCAATCAGCAGCTCAAGAGGAGCAAAGATTGACCGCTGTAGAAGAGGCGAAGGTTCAGATAGAACTTGAGAAGCAGAAGACAGAGATCGAGGCTAAATTAGCGGAGATACAACTTAATAGAGATAAATTCATCCATCAGGTGGATAAAGATAGAGCTGAGGTGGCCTTAGAGGCTGAACAGCAGAGACCTGTTGGAATAGGATAAGAGGAGGAAGAATGGACGTTATTGAACTTGGAGCCAAAGCTAGGCTCATTGTTGAGAATGATGCATTTGAATTTGTATTTGATAGTGTGAGACAGAGTTATCAAGATGCTTGGTCTAAGACCGGGCCAGAGGATGGACACCTCAGGGGGAAGCTTTATTCCTCTGTTGTAGCACTAGAAGATGTGAAGAGGGCATTGCATAAATTTGCAACAGCCGGTAAAAATGAAGAATTAGCGAGGGAGAAGGAAAATGAGTAACAAATGTGTTAAGTGTGAGAAATACAGTATATCCGTTCAAAGGTTCAAGGACCTAGAAGAGGCTATACTAAACGATGTCTCGACCTCTACTGGTACAGTACGTGCCAGACAACTTGGTCTTGACTTGTTTGCTGCCCAAGAGGTGGTAAAGACTTTAGAAGGGAAACTAGCGAAGTGCTCTTGTTACCAAGACACTTCTAAGAAAACTGCTAGTACTAGAAAATAATTATAAGAGGGATTTACAATGGCCGAGAACAAAACTGATACTACCCCGATTGAGGATGTAAGTAGTGAACTTTCAGAGCAAGAGATGTTGGAATCTTTAGCGGATGATTTTTTCCAAGAAAAAGGAGAAACTCTACCCGAGACTGAGGAAGACACAGTGGAAGCTGATGAGGAAGAAGACGATGCCGATGATGCTGAGACTGACGAAACTACTGAGGATGAAGAAGAGTTAGAGACTGAAGAGTCTGAAGAGGAAGATGACCAAGAGGCTGTTGCCGAAGGTCTACCTGATACTGAGGAACCTGCAGAACTTGATATGGAATACGAAATACCGGTCAAAGTTGACGGGGAACAATCGACAATTCCATTAAAAGAGCTGATTAAAGGTTATCAAACTAGTCAACATGCTAATAAAAAGTCAATTGAAGCGAGTGAGAGGTTGAAAGAGGCTGAACAAGCTTTTACAAGAGTTAATGAGTTACAAGCTGAGAATGCAGAGTTACTTAAGCACAAGGTTGATAAAGATCAACAACAACTTGATGCCTATGATGCTAAGATTAAGAAATTACTCTTAGATGATAATGTATTTGAACTGCCTAAATGGCAGGAAGCTAGACGTATTAAAGCTGAACAATTAGAGAAAAACAGAGCAGATCAAACTTCTAAAGAAAAAGAAGCTAGAGATTCTCTGGACAAGCAAAATGCTAATGCATTTGCTATGCAAAAAGATCAATCAATAGCAACATTAAATGAGACTATCCCGGGATGGGAAGATACTTATGATAGTGTTGTAGATTGGGCGGTCAAGGATTTAGGTTTTCCCGAGTTTGCGGAAATCTTAGACCCTAGGGTTGTCTCTCTGATGTACGACTATAAGGCGTTGAAAGAGGGTAGTCAAACGGCTGCCAAGAAAAGACTCAAAGCTCCTGTAAAGAGTGTTAAGACTAAGAAATCTCAAAGCTCTAAAACTAAACAAGCTAGGAGAGACGGTAACTTGCGTGATAAAGTACTATCTGGGAAAGGTTCTGAAAATGAACAATTAAACTTCCTAGAAGGGCTTGCAGGTAAAGTACTCGAATAGTTCTTTTATAGGAAATAAATAAAATGGCAACATTTACAACGGGAACGGCTATTGGTCAAAAAGAAGACTTAGCATCGTTCATTTCAATGATCACTAGAGACGAGACTCCGTTCATGTCTTCTATTGGTACATCAAAAGCATCTAACGTCTACCATGAGTGGCAAACTGATGAGCTTGCAGCTCCTGCAGCTAATGCTGTAGCTGAGGGATCAGACTACTCAAACGCTAGCACAATTGCCCCGACTACACGTCTTGGTAACTATGCGCAGATCGCTATTAAAGAAATCAAGATCTCAAAGACTCTTGATACTGTCTCTAAGGCAGGTCGTGCTTCTGAATTTGCATATCAGATGAAGAAGCGTGGTACAGAGCTTAAGCGTGATCTAGAGCACTCTTGTGTTGGCGCTCGCCAAGGTCAAGTAGCTTCTGGTACACGTGAGTTCGGTGGCGTACAATCATGGATTAACGAAGCTAATGTCGTAGACATGGCTGACGGTGCAATCCAAACACCTGCTGGTGCTGGTGGTGATGGTACGGATCCACTTGCTCTAGGTACAGCTACGGCTCTTACTCTATCTGCGGTAGATTTACTGATGCAGACTATCTACGAAGCTGGTGGTAAAGCCACTACTTTGATGATGTCTCCTTCACTTAAGCGTACATTCTCTGGTCTTGCGGTTGGCACAACTGGTGTTAGACGTGATATCGGTGATGACGGTAAACTACGTGCATCTGTTGAAATCTATGAGTCTGATTTTGGTTCAGTTAAGGTTGTCCCTAACTATATCCAAGGTCTTGGTGACGGTAAGGCTGATCTAATCGCTTACGATCCATCATGGTGGTCTATGGCTGTTCTTCGCCCACTTCACAATGCTGATGTAGGCCAGAAAGGTGATAGTACTGTCGGCTTGCTTGTAGAAGAGACTACACTACAATGTAAGAACCCTAAGGGTAACGGTATGGTAACAAACTGTATCGGTTAATCTTTAGATAAATAGGGGCCCTTAACCGGGTCCCTTTTTAAAAACGAGGACAAAAATGAGTCAAATTATCGACAAGTACAATGGTGAGGGTTTCCAATTTGAGCAGGATATCCAAGGCTATTTAGACTACGCACATAAGACAAGAGTCGCCAACCAAGGTGTTGCGGGTGTGAATATGAGAAGCTTCTGTATTGTTCCTGACATTGTAGCTGTGGATATTTTGACAAAATACGGCCTTGACATACATGATCCTGAAATGGATCAACAAGGTTTTACAAAATTTAAAGAAATAGTTAAAAGAGAATACCCTAGACTCTTAACTAACAATATTGTTAAGGGTAAATATTAAGGAGATTTAGATGGCTTCTATCAACAATCAAGCTACACTTAGAACCGCTATTACTGACTGGTTAAATAGAAGTGACCTTATAGACAGTTCAGCTTCTAACCCGTCTTTCAGGATTGATCAATTTATTGAAATGGGCGAGGCGAGGGTTTACGAAATACTTAGAATATCACCCTTGGAGTCCATATCTTCTTTTTCTGTAGAGAAAGAGAATTCAAACGTGACAATCCCTTCGGGTTTGTTGGAGATTATAGACCTAAGAAAGAAGGGTGCAGGCACATGTTCAGTAGCAGGACTTACAACTAGGGCCGCTTGTTTAGCAAATGATCCGGCTGGAACTTGGACGGACACGGACAGTGACGACGATATAACACTAAACAGAGTAGACAGTAGGGCTTTTCACAACGAGAAACTACCACACAGCTACACTGCAGAGTTAAAAAACATACTGATCACAGATTCCTTAGGTAATCGTGATGTAGAAGGTGAGTACTTTCTTAAGTACTATAAATCTGACGATCCAATCGGTACATTATCCACAGTAACTGCAGGTGATTTTGTAGTAGATAGCACTTATACAATATCAAGTGTCGGTTCTACAGACTTTACAGCAATTGGCGCATCTGCGAACACAGTTGACACCGTATTCACAGCAACAGGTGTTGGTACTGGAACAGGAACAGCCACAATAGAACTTATACCTTTCATTCTTGGGACAGAGTATGAGTTAATACTGTTTTCATCTCTGGCTGTTGGTTCTACATTTTTAAGTGACCCTGAAAGTGAGGCCCATTACAACGAGATGTTCTTCAGGAAAGTTGACGCTCTTATGGGTAAGGAAAGTAAAGCGAAGGTGAGTGGTGGTAACTTCAGGCAACACTTCACAGCTAAAGGCATTTAGGAGATATTATGGCTAGAAATTCTTTTTATGATGGCGTCGAAGGCGACGTCGTTGATGTAGGAGGAACCGAGGGACAGGAGTTTCTAGTCGCTGGAAGTGAAGGCCAGAAAGTTACAGTCTACACTGCAATGATTGATATTTTAGCAGCAGTAGTAGCAGCAGAACTGGCCGAAACTAATGCGGAGGCTTCTGCAGACTCTATAAAAAACTTAACCACAGCGACAACAACAGTAGCTGCAGGTGGTAGTTCAACATCTTCTTATGACTCTGGAACCGGTGTACTAAGTCTAGGCTTACCTACCGGAGCCACAGGTGCAGACAGCACAGTTGCTGGACCTACGGGCGCTACAGGTGCTCAAGGTGCCACAGGAGCACAAGGAGCTACAGGAGCTCAAGGTGCTACAGGACCACAAGGAGCTACAGGAGCCACAGGAGCACAAGGAGCTACAGGAGCTCAAGGTGACACAGGAGCAGATAGTACAGTAGCAGGACCGACAGGTGATACAGGAGCTACAGGAGCACAAGGAGCTACAGGAGCACAAGGAGCTACAGGAGCTCAAGGTGCCACAGGAGCACAAGGAGCTACAGGATCACAAGGAGCCACAGGTGCTCAGGGAGATACCGGAGCCACAGGTGCCGCTGGATCAGATGGTACTGACGGTGATGATGGTAAAACTTGGACATCATCTACAAGTGTCCCCTCTAGTGGGACTGGAGTTGATGGTGACTTTCATTTTGAAACAGACACTGACAAGGTTTACAAAAAGGTATCTGGGACTTGGACTGAACAAGCAGATCTAACTGGCGCACAAGGTGCTACAGGTAATACAGGAGCCGCTGGAGCCGCTGGAGCCGATGGTGATGATGGAGCCACAGGAGCCACAGGAGCCACAGGCGCTACGGGTGCAACAGGAGCAGCAGGCGCAGATGGTGACGATGGAGCCACTGGAGCCACTGGAGCCACAGGTGCTGCTGGAGCAGATGGAGAAGATGGTGATGACGGTATTGATGGTAACTCAGACTACACCGAAGCCACAACCGCCCCAAGTTCACCAGTAAATGGTGACATGTGGAATGATACCGACGATATGATAACTTACCAGAGACAGGAAGGTTCTTGGGTTCAGATAACAACAATGGCGATGCCAATTGATGAAATACCACCAATAACAGGAAGTACAGATGGTCAGTACCTATCTAACGATGGCTCTGACTCTGAGTGGATAGATTTAGTATCACTTCCAGATCAATCAGGATACTCTGGTAGACTCCTGACAACAAATGGTAGTGTGGCCCAGTGGGCTAACTCACCTATAAGATTCGATGGTACCGAGATTGAGTTCTGGATTAACGGCTCTGTTGTAGCAAGTATACAAGCAAATGGTGATATCCACGCAGGTGGAACAGTTATAATTAATGACCCAACACCGGGATCTTAAGGAGGATATATGGCTTTACAAAATTCAGGAGAAATGAGCTTAGACACAGTTGTTACATTCTATTCCTTATCAACCGGTGAGGTAGACTCTGAAACTTTTTACAGAAGTGATTCGGGTGTTGTAAGGAAAACATACAACCAAATAAATAATACTAACAAGACTGCCAGTCCTACACCTATCAACAATCAGGTGCCAGAGTCTGGAGAGTTCTCTTTCGAGAATCTTTATGGTGCTGAGAGGGTTAGGAATACCTCGTCTACTTTTCCGGGTAACCCGACTCCACCTAACAACCCTTCTCCGGGAAACCCAACACCACCAAACCCACCAGTCCCCGGAGGAACCAACAACTATAATGGTCCGGGTGGAAATGCTGGTGCCGGGTATAACGTAGACCCTTATCCTAAATACCGCCCCCCGGGAAACCCAAACCCACCAAATCCATCAAATCCGGGAAACCCAAACCCCCCTAACCCAACGGTGAATGTAAGTCATGAAGAATTGTTCTAAACCTAGACACAACAATAAGGCCCATTTAGTGTGCATACACTCTAGGGGCTTCACAAAAGAAGACTTAGATAAGATAGACACTGGTGTTAAGAAGTTGACTCTTGAAAAAGGAAGGACAGGAGGCTCTAACGCAGAAACACCTAAGGAGATTAGGGACAGTGATGTTTGCTTCTTCGAGCACAAAGACTCTGCATGGTTTCATAAGAGAATACAAGCTATAGTTAAGAATGTAAACGAAGAGTGGTACCATTTTGAACTAGACGGATCGGACGGTTACCAGTACACAGAGTATAAAGGTAATGGTGGGCACTACACATGGCACGTGGATACAAGTGAGTGTGACAGTGGGTTAGGCACTAGGAAGTTATCAGCAATCTTGATGTTGTCCAACCCTGAAGAGTACGACGGTGGAGACTTAATAGTATGCCCAATGGGTGTTAATGAAGTTGTAAAACTGAACCGAGGGGATATTGCACTTTTCCCAAGCTACTTCCTCCATAAAGTAGAACCAACTACAGGTGGTTTAAGAAGGACAATAGTTAATTGGAACTACGGACCGGAGTTTGTATAATATGGACGAAATTAAACATAAACTACACAAGTCTTTTATTTATAAGAAGGACGATGCTCTGACTGACGACCAATGTGATGACATCGTAAGGTTGTTTAACGGTCTTCAGGACAGGTATGGCGACGAGAACCCATCCGATGACCCTAGTATTAGTCATAATTGGAACAGTATTAACCACAGAAAAGACAAGGCCAGATTCTTTCAGGACATTAGGTCTAGTTACTCCGAAGCCGATAAAAGGGAAAATTACAGGCTTTGTGATTTGTTCTTCAAAGCGGTTAATCTCGCAGCGGATGAATACACAGGTATGATAGGTCAGAGTTTAGGAGAACTAACACCGGATTGTATGAAAGTACACTACAACGAGAGGGGTGGTCATTTTTCAAGTTGGCATTACGAGTACGGTAGTCAAGATGAAAGGTACAAATCCAGAGTTCTTGTGTACGCAATTAACCTTACAGACTATGTAGAGGGTGATGAGCACAGTGGTACAGAGTTTCTTTACCAAGGTGTACATGTACCACCTAAGAAGGGGCAGCTATTAATGTTTCCTGCTGACTTTACACACACCCACAGAGGTAACCCCAACTATGTCGCAGACAGGTACTTCGCCACAGGTTGGATGTTAGTTAATTTTAAGGGGTTATAGTGTTTATAGAAGATGGTTATGAAATAGTAAGAGGCGTGATGAGTGCAGAACTATCCAGAATAGCACACATGTACCTCTCTGTTAAAAATAAAGCAGCAAAGTACTGTTTAGAAAACGAAGATCCTCCGGGTGACGAAGTGCAGTTCGGTGACACACAGACGAGGTGGAGCTACTCCCTATATGGAGACCCCCTGATGGAGACATTGCTATTACACTGTCTCCCACGCATAGAGGCTGTAACCAGTTTACCCTTAATACCAACATACGCCTTCGCTAGACAGTATCTTAACGCAGAGCTGCTGGCCAGACACAAGGACCGAAGCTCCTGTGAGATATCTGCAACAATGAATCTGGGAGGAGATCCTTGGACGATCTTCCTAGCAACAGACCCGAACGACGGTAAGGATGTTAAGACAGGGTACATCCAAAGCATAAGTGGTGGCCTTCCTGTACAACTTGATCCCGGAGACATTCTAGTGTACAGGGGATGTGATTTAGAGCATTGGAGGGAGCCCTTTGAGGGGGAAGTTTGCTCTCAAGTGTTCTTTCATTTTGCAGAACATAAAGACGAAAGCTCTCTAAAGTACAAATTCGATACTAGAGATTTATTAGGATTGCCTCCAAAATGGAGAAAAGACGACCTTGAGGAGAAATAAATGGGTATGCCAACAACTGGTCTGACAGATGGTCAGATTTTCACACATGCTGACGGTAGGAGATGGGTATACTCCTCAAGCAAAGGTGCTTGGAAGATAAAACAAGAAATAAGCGAGAACGAAGCTAGATATATAGGTGCCACAGGCGCTACTGGTGCCACAGGGTCGCAAGGTCCTATTGGTAATACAGGTCCCCAAGGAGCCACAGGTGACACAGGATCTACTGGTGCCACAGGTGCTCAGGGAGCCACAGGTGATACTGGACCACAAGGACCACAAGGAGAGGCCGGCACTGCAGAAGGTGCGTTGATGCTTATTGGTGGAACTATGACTGGTGACATCAACCTAGGTGGTAATGATATTACTAATGGTGGTACATTTAACGGCCTAGCAACGTCTGCTAACTGGGCTGACCTTGCAGAGAAATACGAGGCAGATGCTGACTACGAGGTAGGCACTATCTTGGCTATTGGTGGTGACAAAGAGGTTACCTTGTTCAAAAAAGGTATGCCGGTTGCCGGTGTTGTGTCAGACAAACCCGCATTCAGGATGAATGACACCGAAGAACACGCAGATTGGCCATTCATAGCTTTAAAAGGGCGAGTTCCAGTTTTAATAGAGGGAACCGCTAAGAAGGGTGATTATATAATTGCACATGACAGTGGGAAGGGACGGCCAGTAAGGGGTTTACATTCTGCTTTAGACCCTTTTAGAAGAGATAATTTCATAGGAATAGCTTTATCAGACGGCGACGGAGTTGTTGAAGTTAAAATTTAGGAGTACATTATGGGCATGAGTGCCAGTGAATTAAACACATGGTTAAAGGATAATGCAAGAGACCAATTAAGAACTTTTGATAAAACGATAACCATAACCGCTTCTGTTTACACACAAGCATCAGGTGGTCCTTCCAGTGGTACTGGTAATGTTGCCGTAAACCAAAACTGGAACCATACCTCTGCTGCCTCCTCTGTTTTTGATGGAGATTTAGACGGTGGAATTGGTTCTGGTTTAATAGCTGATGCAGATGATGTAGCAGCGTCTATTGTCAACACTGTACGCTCTGCTGTAGATGCTGTAGAAGGCCAAATAGGGAATGTATCATTTAACGCACAGCTTTGTCACAGTAGTTGCCATAGCAGTTGCCACAGTTCTAGAGGGAGAAGGTAATGATAGAGCAAAGTTGTTATTATTTAAATAATAAGAAATATGTAACCTCCATACTTGGGCTTGACAGTCTAATGGAAGAGGTGGCATCTTTTTATTCAAACACAACCACGCAGAGGAGAGTAGTGATTGTTGGACACGGTAGTGACAATATTTTTGAAGACAGTTTCAAGGACACCGTACACAACACAATTAAAAAATTCAACCCAGTAATAGACGATGCTGGTCTGTCTGATATAGTTTCATTTAAAAACTACACAGACGTTGACGACATCACATACCTAAACAACAGTGATAAAGTATTCATGTTGTTTACGAATGAGGTGGATATGCTTAAAATCTATTTTAAGTACTCAGACTGGTTGTTGAGAGAGGCCCCCGGCTATTCAGTGAAGGTTCTAAAAGATTTATCCCATTTTGTGATGTACAGAGATGTAGAATTTGCAAGCAGAACAGCACTGACAAACGAACTATTAAGTACGACTATTGATACCCTTGTTGCCGACGACGACAGGTACCCAGCCTCTGGTGTTGTCCAAGGGGGGAGATTCTGGTCATATGACGTGTTATTTTATATGCAAGATCACCTGCCAGACGATACCATATCTGGTCCTATTTTGTCAGAGAAGTACACAATTCACCGTGGAAAGATTGTGGGGGAAGCTATACAGGCTTTAATCTCAAGGTCAAGCCTTATCTCACCACTTGTTGGTATTGCTGACTATCTTGTCTCTCAAGGAGACACAACCTTTACCAAAGAGTATCTTACTCAAAATATCTGGCGTCAGGAAAATAACACGTTGGCCTTGTATACACTCAGGGATTTTATAGTGTATATTGGGACTGTGGACGGCTTGGTTGACAAACTGAAGGCTCATAAGAGTTGGGAGTATTATGATATCTATTTTGACCTCCAGCACTCACTTCCTATTATGGTCAATTTCTTAGAGGCTAAGACTGTACTTGCAATCGACAAGACAGATATAGAGTTTTTCCACAGGCGCATCAAGCGTATTCCGTACATATTTTGGACGGTGGAACCACTATAAGGAGCTATAATGTACACATTACCGTTAAACCCAATTGATCTAACTGAAATCTACAAACAGAACTTGGAGGATGGTTCGTTCGTCCTCCCGGTTGATTATGTTAAATCAAAAAAGGTTCTAACCTCTAAGCAGATACTAATCTACCTATCAAACACTGGCTTTACCGCAACATTCAACAAGATTGACAGTGACCTTGTGACTAATTTTATTAAACTAGACTTTCTAGTGTCATCACATACCCTGACTAGAACAGTTGGTAATATTATAAGATATAGACTTGGACATGGGTTTGCTGGAGATGGTGAGGAAGTTGACACAGGACATATCAAGGGTATAGGGAGTGTTCTTCCTGTACTGTTTGACGCCAAAGACATCGAGGATTACTTGAAAGATAATGGTGATGTTATCGATGATTTGGTTGATGATATGTCAGGAATACCTTCGTATATTGTTGATACAATAAACAGTAATGAAGAATCTAACATTAGTATCAATGATAGTATGTCGTTTTCTGAATACGAGAAGAGTACAACAGGTCTCAACATCCTAGGTATAACCTCTGATGGATTAGACTCTCTTGCTCTTGTTATAGCTAAGAAGGGCCTAAACAGTAGGATTAACACCAGTTTGTTTAACAAATCTTCTAAGTATAAAGGTGGAGACCTTTACCAGATGTTCCATAAAACTGGTGTAGTAAACTTTGTATTGAATCTTTTCCCAGAAGACTTGATAACACAAAATGAAGCCACATCTTAACAGAGGCGACTCTGGTTTTGGCGGTGTTGACGATTCACAGATTTTCCTAAAGACTGAGGTTCATGCCGACATACTGAGTGGCTGTAATGCCAACTGTAACGGTTGCTTCATACCAAGGAAGAACGGCTCATTCAATCTTGAGATACTATATAACAAACTTCTTGAGTCTGCGTTCTACCCCGATGAGATAACAATAGGTCCGACAGATATATTTGATGCTGTAAACTTTGAAGAGGTTTTAGGGGATCGTTGTCTTCAAAAACTATATGATATATCCGGTATCTCATTCACATCTGCATTAAAGCAGGATTACAGTCTTATTAAAGAGAAGCACAAGAGGTTGTGGGATGTAACTGAACACCCAGATATAGACTTTAAGATTGTTGTGGACATAAACAGTTATCTCCTAAACGGATTAGACGATAAAAAGCTAGGGCTATTTAAAGAGGGATCTGTACAGTTCAGGGTTAACTATCATAAGGGTATGTTCGATAAGATATCTTATAATGATTTAGCCTATCAGATACATGATAGATATAACTCACCAATTGTTGTTGTTCCTAACTTCTTTGTTAATAACAATAACACTGGGAAGGTCTCTGAGTTGCTTGTAAACTTTAGAAAGGACTTAGAGGGTCAGGAGATAGCTCCGGAGTTTTTAGGGTGGTACACAATGTTCGATTCTAAGTTCAACTCCTACGGCTGCACCAACTACTCGTTCTATAATAACAAGTTCTTTATAAGTCCATTTATATTCGACGGAGTTCTCCAGAGAGATAGTTTGTTTGAAGTTGATGATTTTAACTCATGTAATGTAGCCAGTAACATAGTACTTACCAGTGATACTGAGTGCGGAGATTGTCAATGGGTAATATCTTGCTCTGAAAGGAATGTTCCGTTGTACATGAGGTCCCGTGGTATTGATACTTGTGTAGTACCAAAGAGGTATATGTATGCCAATAATCAAAAATAACCTATATTACGAACTCACTTCTGAAACAAAGACCAAGCCGGTCTCTGCCATCAAGATACAGATGGACGTACTAGATAGATGTGAGCATAATTGCTCTGGTTGTTTTGTTAACAGGAGAAACAACGCACCCTCTGATGATGATCTTGCGGGTTTTATGTCTAAGGTTAACACTATGACAGATGACGGTTTGCTTATTGATGAGATACTAATAGGCCCTACCGACTTCCTATCATCTAGTAACTTTTACGATGTTCTTTCTAATAAAGACCTTTTAAAGACTATTAATGACAATTCACCAATACTGGCTTTTGTAACAACGCTTATGGGTGGGGACATACTTAAATTCTGCAGCTTTATTACAAAGAATATTAACACCGATACAGAAATAGAAATAGGAATAGCTACAAACCCTGAGACACTGATGGGTATCGGGTATATAGAGGATGTTAAATACAAACTATCCATTCTCAATAAAAACCTCGAACACGATATAACCTATACGTTCTTACTGAACATAGAAGATCGGGAGATAGATTACGAAAGGATACACAAGCACGTTACAAGTATGTTTGACACAACCTTTGACCTGATACCATCAGTTGCAAGAAGTGGTAATAAGAAGAAGATACTTGACAGGATAGAGCAGGTAAATTCCTTCTTTAACAACTTACCGTCTAGTTCAGGTACTAACAACATAATGATTGACCATTCACACTCTGGTAATAACTTTAAGGTCTTGAACTTTAAAAAGGGTGATTGGTATGCATCACCGTTCTTGTACGAGAATATGGCTATTTACGACGATATGTTCAAAGTCAACAATGTACAAGACTTCCACAATAAGATTGTAGAGCAGTACTCCTATGAGACTGAGTGCACAAATTGTGATTTCTTGGTATCATGTGCCTCAAGAGGCATTCCAAATCTTATGAAGTTCTTAGAGACTGAGAGTTGTATTTGCCCAAAAGAGAACATGATAAAAAACAAGTATGCATTAAGTCATGCTGCGGATAGTATGTACGATTGGTCTGATTACAGTGTAGAATCGGATAAGGCAGGATATAGGAAGAAATTCCTAGTCCATGAAGGTAATATAGAAGACCTTGATAGGTTGAAAGCGATATATAAGAGTAGGAGATAATACATGAGTATGCAGGAATCTTATTGCAAGGCTATGAGATATTCGGGACCAGAGTCACTAGCGTTGAAAGACCAAGTTAAGTTTGATGTTCTGATAAGTGTAGAGTTGCTCTCAGGATGCAACCACGGATGTATAGGTTGTTTTGTAGACAAGCATCAACCAGAAGATCTGGCACAACCGCTTTTGGAAGAGGCACAAAGACTTTCTGATGGTGTTAAAAAGGCCGGATTAAATTTAAGAGAGTTTGTATTAGGCCCTACGGACTTCTTCTCAGCAACAAACACTACGGATGTTCTGAACAACAGCATCACACAAGATATTATGCGAGAGCATACTAACGCCAGAATAGCTACACCTGCCAAGTTTGACTTTGTTAATGATGTCACATTTAAGGAAATATTTAAGATTCTTGACAACCCTGATAACTACAGGGAAGACATGATTATGGAGTTTATCATGCCTGTTGAGAATCCAGAGACAATGATTAACAATGGAGAGTACTTTGACGCTGTTATGCGGAGGATTGACTTCTTTAAGAACAATACGCCAAAAATGATAGACTGGTCGTGGACACTGCAATCGTCATCTTTATTAGGCAAGAAGATATCAAAAGAGCAGTACAATAAAATGCTTGACAAGTCACTGAATGAGTACGGTACGATTCTAGAGATGAACCCAGCGTTCTCAAGAGCCCCAGCACACAAGCAGAAAGAGAACTTGTTGGCTTGGAATGCTTTCCTATCAAGAGTTATTGATGACAAGAATTTTGATAAAGTAACAATGTCTATGGCTAACCTGAATTGTAACTCAATGAACTTCATTGGGCTAACAGTCGTAATGGGCAAGGACGGGCCAGAGACACACCTTAATGTGATGTTGCATGAGCAAGCATTCTTCCCAACAAATGAGAGGACTAATGTGACCGGCCTTAGTTTTGAAGAGATCCTTGATCGACGTAACGATCTTATTCTTGACGGAATCAAGAACTTGTCAATTCACCCACTATATAAAGATTCGCCATATATAATCTCTATGGCTAATAGGTTGTTGTGGGAAGCTATAAAGACTATGGGCTTATCCTTAGATGAAGAAATAGTCCCTCAGGATGTATTGTCAAGGTACAACCCCACAGAGACAGGTGCTCACTTGTGGAATGAAGACGCCCTTAAGTGCATGACAGGTGATCTTGATGCGGTTTAATGAATAATACTAAGATACTGTTGGAGAATAAAAGACCCCTCATTGGGGAGATAGAACTCACATTGTTTGAGAACTGTCATCTTAATTGTTCTTTTTGCCACCATGACAAGAAGTCAACAGTTGGTTTAACCGAGGAGGAGATACTGTCAAAGGTGTCCCTTGTTGAAGACCATCTTATAAAGCTTAAAGGCTCTGTTGGTGAGGTTCAGATAAACATGGTTGGCGGTGAGTTGCTTCAAGATAGGCACTCTCACCTGTATGATGTTTATGAGAAGCTACTAGACGAAATAATGGACGTCTACCAAAAGCACGACTACACCATAAAGGTTGTTTGGGTTACCTCCTTCCAGTTCTCCAAAAGAGAATTAGTGAAGAGTATGCTTGATAATATGGTTGCAAAGGGAATACCATCATACCTGATAGCCTCCTATGATTTTGACGGTAGACCGGTTAAAGGTCCATACGCAAAGAATATAGACTACTTTGCTGACTACATCATCTCGATCAACATGGTTGCTACAACAGAGTCAATACATAAGTTCATGGCTATGTCCTTAAATGGGGACAGTTACTTTGAATATCTCTACGAAAAGTTCGACAACTTCTTTTTTGACGACTATATCCCAGATAAGGGTGAAGACCATCAGATACCATCCGACTCGTTATACCTTAGGTTTTTAAAGTTTATTTATAAAAACTACCCAGATATACACCCATTTGAGGGTTTAATAAGGAACGGTAAGAATGAAATGCACTGCATGGCCCTCAATAAGGTAACAATCTTCCCTGATAATTCTACATCTAATTGTAGGTGGGATAGGTACGATTCTTCTGATTTTAACACCCCTTTAGACAGGAAAGACAATACGTCTATGATGCAGAACTATATGGATGAGTATGGTTGTTTGTCCTGTAAATGGTATAATAAGTGTGGTTTTAGATGCTACACCCAATGGGACTGGAAGAACAGGATAAGAGATCTTCCAGATTGTGTTATGAGGATGTGGTTTAACTATATGGAGAAGAATGAAGGTATTCTACATAAAAACAACGGAGACTTGTAACCTTAACTGTTCCCACTGTTTTACTAGTGGAATAAACGGTAAGAAGATTTACTTCGATCCTGTCAGTACCGCTGGTTTTGTAAACAACTTCACCAGTGAACAGGTGCATATAGACTTCCATGGTGGGGAGCCCTTCTTAGCCCCTTTAGATGATATGAAGACCTTCCACAGGCTTGTATCTGAGAAGAACTGTAAGGCTACCTTCGGTATCACAACAAATCTTACCTATAAACTTACTGATGAAAAAATAGACTTCATCAAGAACGAACTGTCCAATAGGATAGCAACATCTTGGGATGAAGGTATTAGATGGGCAAATGTTAAGCAGTATGACCTATGGAAGAAGAACGTAAGGACATTGATTGGCCTTGGGGTAGACATTAAACTATTTGTGTCAATGAACGCTCAACTTGTAAAGAGGTCTCCTGCTGGTGTCTTAGCTCTATTTAAAGAGCTGGGTATCAGTGAGATTGCTTTTGAGAGGCTAACACATGACGGTTCTGCTGAGAGAAACCCCTACATCTTCCCAACAAACAAAGAGATAGATGATTGGATATGGGAGATGCACCTAGTCAATGACAGAGAGTACTTCAATAACGTGCTTCTAGAGTCAATTTACTCTAAATTTGAGGGCGGGAGTAACAGAGAATCTACATTTTGCAGAGGGTGTGAGCAGATAATATTCACGGTGAATGCAGATGGGACTATAGCAGGATGCCCCAATAGTGCCCCTACGAGCCATTACGCCCGCATAAGTGACAACATAACCAGTATACTGTCTCACGATAAAAGAGGCTGTATGATAGCTGCAGAGGCCCATATAGACCCACGATGTATTTCTTGTGAGGTCTTTGGGGAGTGTGGTGGTGATTGTTATAAACTTGAGTGGGACACACAGTGCCCTGCCCCAAAGAGGTTAATGTATGGACTTAATAATAAAACCGACAGAACTGTGCAACTTCAAGTGCACCTTTTGTAGCAGCTCCAGTATCTCTGAAGACAGTGCTAGACTGTTAGATATCAACGAGATATTTGAGTTCCTCGAAGAGCACCCGGACACCCAGACCATCATAGTAAATGGTGGAGACCCTTTAATGGTCAAGCCTGAATACTATTACCAGATAATAGACTATCTTGATGAACACGACATGGACACAACCATCTCATTTACAAGTAATCTGTGGCCTTTTTACAAGACTGAGAAGTGGGATGAACTGTTTAAACACCCGAGAATGGGTGTAACGACGTCTTTTCAATATGGTGGTGGCAGACTCAAAGGTGACTACTCAACATTCACAGAAGAGGATTTCTGGGGTGTTTCAGACTCAATGTTGGACAGAATAGGTTATAGACCGGACTTTATCTCGGTTGTAGTTGATGGTGAACAAGACATAGCTATCGACAATGTTAAGCTGGCGAAGGAGATGGGTGTAGAGTGTAAACTCAACTATGCCATGGCCTCTGGTTCACAAGGTAAACCACTATTACTTGCTGATATATATAGTATATATTTAGATATATATGACCAAGGATTAGAGGAGTGGGAGTACAACACAAAAGATATAATCAAATCAATGGCTGGAGAAGACACAACTTGTCCAAGAAACAGACGTTGCGACGAAGGTATCAGGTGTGTACAACCTGAGGGAGATCAGTACACTTGTGGTGCTTTCGCAGACGATAAAGAGTACCCAATTGGTGATAATTTCAGGGAAGATCCAGAGTTACTGTCGATGAATAGTTGGTGCTTCACATGCCCACTTTTCAACCTCTGTAATGGTTGTTCTAAAACCATAAAAGACCATAAGAGATTTGACATGCAAGGTAGACATTGTTTTGAGATGAAGCAACTTGAAAGTAGACTTCTTAGTATGGAAATAAGATGAATAAAAAAGTTAAGATACTGAGTGAGGGTAGTAGATTTTTTTACATTGATGATTGTGGGAGAGACTTTGAGTTAACAAAAGCTGAGGCTGTTATTAAGGTCTGTGAAGAATCTTTTGTTGTTAAGGTAGAGGGGTTGGAGTCAACCTATAAGTTGGGGAAGTCTGTACATGCCTTTATCTCACCAGCAGGGAGTGCTTCATTCGACACACATACCGATGATGTGGATCTGATAATAACAAGCGTAGAGGGGACCAAGGTTATGGAATTTCAGGGGGAAGTCGTGGAGATTACTGAAGAATCTTCTCTATATGTACCCTCAGGAAGTCCTCATAAGGGGCTTAACAAGTATGACTCAATAACACTGAGTATTGAAGTATGAATATATCAATCAACCCCTCATACTTTTGTAACTTCAGTTGTAAGTTTTGTTACCTAACACCAGAACAGCTTACAGACCAAAAGAGGATAGATCTAAGAGTTTTAGATAGCCTATTAAAACAAGTTCCTAAGATAGACTATATAGACCTTTACGGTGGTGAGATAGGTGCATTAAGTTCAACGTATTTTAAGAAACTAAAAAAGACCATAAGGAAGTACTATAAGGGTGAGATAAACATCATAACGAATTTCTCAATGCTTAGTGATAACTTCTTTGATGATGACATATCCCTTTCAGTGTCGTATGACTTTAGAGGAAGAGAGAGGCACGAAAAGGTGTTCTCCAATATGTTAATGTCCCCTAAGAGGTATTCTGTGCTATTATTGGCTACAGAAGATGTTATTAAGATGGATGTAGATAGCATGGTTTCTCAGTTAAACATATTGCGTAACTTGGATAGTGTGGAAATTAAACCATACTCTATAAATCAAGCCAACTCCTTTAATGTAACCCATAAGGATTATGAAGACTTTGTGATAAAGTGGCTTGAGTGTGACGTCCCAAAGGGCTTTACCTTTAGTAACAAAAGAAGCATTGAAAAGTCGTTAAAGAAGGAGTACAACGCATTCTCTGATGACCACATATACATCACACCTAATGGAAAGTTTGGTGTATTAGATTTTGACAAAGATGACAAAGAGCTGTTCTTAGAGCTTGATAACTTTAAAGAATACCTTGAGTGGTGTGAGTGTGAAAAGACTGAGCTCTCTGATATATGCAACAATTGCAAGTATCTGGGAACTTGCCTGACGGAGCATTATAGATATGTAGAAAACCTAGATAACTCTTGTAATGGATATATAGGATTGTTAGACTATTATGATAAAGAAGGACTGGAAGATTAGACAAGAGATGTACCACAGGTTGAATGATGATTTCGGGGACGATCTCTCAGATAAAGATATCCAATATAGATACGACACGATAGTTGGGGATTGTGTTGATTATGTTACAAAACCCAAAGAAGACACTGGTTGGGTGTATCCCGCCAAATCATACGTAGTTGCATTGTGCTATGCACAGTGGATATCAGAGGATTTTAACGAAGACTTTAACGAACTCATTAATGATCCCGATTTACTTTACAACAATGACCCTCACTTCGTAATATATAAAGACAGCGAAGATGAGTACAAGGGTATTATAGATAATTTGGGCTTACCGTTGCCGTTTACTGGTGTGGTCCCTGATATAAGAGAGTACTACGAGAGAGAACTTATGCTAACACCAAAGGACATTTAAATGGAACAAAGAATAGAAAGACTAGAAGAGGCCTCGGATAGGCATGAGTCACAGATCTCCTCCCTTTTTGGAAAGATAGATGATACCAATAAAAGCCTCGCATGCATACAGAACACACTCAACCAGATCAGGTGGACATTTTTCGGAGCCGTAGGTTATTATGTGTTCACGGAATTTGGCATCTTACCTGCCCTGAGGGTGGTGGGTTAATATGGACAACTTGATATTTACAACAGGAGTAGGTTATGATAACCATTTTAACTAATTTAATACCAATAGCACTTGGTTTTATTTCTAAGCTTATAGCCCTAAGAAGCCAAGCTGCAACAGATAACCAGAAATTGTTATTGGAAGCTTTTGCTGCAAAGAATGACGCTTTAAACTCTGTAAGAGATAGAGCTGAGAAAGAATCCAAGGGTGCTGCTTGGAATAGGAGATTTTTAATCGTATCAATACTGGGTCTTGTTATCTTTACACAGGTGGCACCGGTACTTTTTAATGTTGAAACTGTAATACCCACGATTCGTGAGGGGATTAGCTTCTTTGGTATAGAGCTTACTCCTGACAAAACAGAGTATATCACAGTACAGGGTATGCTTAAATTTACGGAAATTTTTGAATGGGCGAGCATGATTCTGGAATTCTACTTCGGAGCCCAAATTGCTAAGGGGACTAAATAATGGCATTTTTAGATGATGATTTTTTTAATAAACTAGGGAAGGCAACAGGGAATTCTGAATCAGAGTTCAGTAAAGTCTTTGAGGTGGCCAAATCTTATAAAGATAGGATACAAACTATAGCTAATGACCGTATCGTGAATGACGAGTTAGGGGGGTTCTCTGAAGAAGACGCCTCTGCTTTAGATATTAGAGATACACGAGATATTGAAAGAGAACAGATGAGAGAAAGAGCTCGTGTTGAACAGGTACAGTTAGACGCTGAGGCTGCCCAACACGCACTAGAACCTGAAATGGAGACCCTTAGTCAGGGTATGGATATCTCAAATTATGAGCAAATGGCACCTAATGTAACCTCTGGTATGGCCACAGCGGGTATCCCTAACACTAAAGACACAGACCCTTTAGAAGGTTTAGACCCTCTAGATATGGGTTTATCTGAAGAAGACTTGTTAAGTATTATAGGTAACCAAGGTTCTCTGGAAGACCGTTATGAACCTTTAAAGGCTAGACCAGAAGGTAAGGAACTTCCTCTTGGGCAACAGTCTTTCGACAGACACAGGAAAGGACCAAAAGGTAGACTAGAACAGGGTCCTGAGGTGAAGAAAACATCCATTATTGATGATATTAAGAGTGGTTTTAAGGGTTTAGCTGATAAAGGTTCAAATTTTGTATCAAACTTGTTTGAAGAGGATTTGCCAGACCATTTACCAGAAATTACCGCAGAGGACACTGCAAGTTATACACTTGAGCGTAGTAATGCAGAAGATACATGGGAAGCTTTTATAGAAGAAAACCCTCACATCAGAGATGTAATACCTTATAAAGAAGGTGAAACATACAATGAATGGGAAGACAGAAGACGACGTTTAGGAAAATAGGAGATAAATTATGCCATTTCAAACTTCACCAGAGATAGATTTCTCTGCAGTGGGTCTGATAACAGACGTACCAGCTCATGCAATACCTGCAGGCGGTTGGAGTAGCTGCCTCGATGTCCGATGTAAAGACGGTTCTGTTCAAGGTGTTAACGCTTTTGAAGACAGTGGTATATTGGTGTACCCAACTACCGCAAACAGTGGGCAGGATGATATAAACGAGGGAAAGATCGTAGCTATCACGCAATTCACACCTGCCGGCGCATCTGACTTTATGTTGGCTTATATTGTTGAGAGAAATATCTCATCTGGCCCTAAGTACTGTAGTGTTATTCTTTATAACACAAGTGGTAGTGGGACATATGAAGATATAACCAATGCAACTTCAAGTCAACAATTCACTTACAATGAAAACCACCCACCACAGATATTCGTATTTAATGAATTATTAGTAGTAAATCCTGCCAATGATGCACCGCCTCAGACAACAAATGCTAAGGTTTCTGCAGGAAGCTTATACCAACTACCGGGATGGCTAAACGACGGCTCTGGGGACCCTATTGTGGCTAGAATAGTAAGACCTTTCAACAACAGATTGGTCGCTATGGATATCCTTGAGGAGCATACGTCAACTTCAACAGAAGCTGCAACAATGCCAATTGATTTTCTATGGTCCTCTAACATAACCACATTACAATCCCTAGCAGCTGCAGATTGGTCTGCATCAGTAACTAATACAGCTGGTGATGCATTCCTAACGGACACACCGGGTAAGATAATAGATGGTGGTCAACTAGGTGAGTTCTTTATAGCTTATAAGTCCGACAGTGTTGTTCGTGTCAGGGAGACAGGTGATTCATATGTACTTGCTTTTGAAAGTATATTCGAGGATGATGGACTCTACTCTACTAGATGTTTTACCAATATCGGAGGCTCACAACACCTTGTAGTGGGTAATTATGGTGTTTACATACACGACGGCCAGTCCCAGAAACAGGATATTGCGAAGGGTTTGTTCCAAGAGACTCTATTTAACTTAGTTAAACCTGCTGAAAGAAACAGAGCATTTTGTTTCCAACAGACCAGAGATAAAGAGGTTTGGTTCTGCCTAAGCTCTAAGTCTAATTTATCAACAGGTTGTGACAGGGCTTTTGTATACGATTACACCACAGGTAGGTTACACTTAAGAAGTTTACCGGGTATCTCTGATATGTTTGAGACGGAATTTAACGGTGAATTGCAGATATATGGTGCTAAGATGGGTGATGATGAAATCCAAAAACTATCAAATACTGCTTTCGTTTCCGGTGGATTCTTCGAGAAAAGGGATGATAATTTCACTATAAACGGTCTAGTTAAGCAGATAAACAGAGTACATGTAAACTCCACAGGAAGTCTCAATATAGCCATAAAAGGCTCTGAAAAGATAGGAGAGACTATAACATTTACTGATTTAGCTTTTGACCCGGGTACAACACATAAAGTTGATACAAGGACATCTGGTAGATTTATTAGTTTAAGAGTTACCATGGATACAAATGTGAACCCCAAACTAACAACTTTACAATTCGACATAAAAGCTATGGGTATTAGATAGAGGAGATATATGGCTACAATTTCAGAAACGGAGCTACAAAAGAGGCTCCATAAGCTTGAGTACGGCTCAAGTACATCTTCACCTCTTGTTCATAGAGTAGATGGTGTGTACGAATACACTAGAGATTATGTTTATGTAGCCTATGCTTCTGATATTCAATTAGGAACTTGCTCTTTAAGTCAACATACAAACCAAGTAGACTGTGAAGGTAATTCAGGAACTTGGGAAGAATACCCTGTAGGTGTAATTCAAAACCAAAGTGAAGCTACAGATTTCCAGTATTCACCGTACACAACAGGTGGTAATCTACTAAGTTGGATGGGGCATTTCGTGTCTAGATCGGTACATCCTTCTGGAGATCCTGTAGACTATATTTGGGAGAGTACAGCAGGTAATACTGGATTTACCACTGAGAGACAGTACTCAACGTCTACAGATCTTAAGTTAAACATTGGAGATCCTCAGACAGAACCATCATTATGGACAACCCTTACAGCTGTAGAGTCTATCCCTTCGACGGCTGTATGGCTCGCTGAAAGACACCAGCTTAATTATGTGTACTCTGGTTGGGAAGTGACCCCTATTAGTAACTATGTAAGTGCTACGTTCTTGACAACTGGATCTGTAACTGCTGATGCGATTTTAGCTAACCAAGTAAAGGCCAGTAAGATAGATGTAGACGACAAGATTCAACTTGGAAACGTAAACGATTCTGGAGTTTATTATAATAAAACAAGCCTTGGAGATGCTTCTGCAGGTTTGTTCTTAGGAACGGACACCTCAGGATCTAACACAATAGCAGGACTTCACATTGGAAACCTATTGTCATATATTAAACTGACATCAGAGGTTGGCACCGGTGGGGAGAGTGAAGTAACCTTGGCGAATACTAAGTTCCTTGCTACAGCTGGTGCGGATGTAACCCAGACATATAAGTCTGTGGGAACAAGAACACTAGACATCTCAGGACTGACCGTTGGCACTGACGTTACATATAAGATATGGGGCGCAGGTGGCGGTGGTGGCTCAAACGGAGGCACGACAGGAACAGCGAGTGATGCAAACGACCCTTTAGTAACTTATAGTTATACTAACGGATCTGTTGGAGAAGATTCAACCATCAAGGTAATTAACAGTTCTTCAGGTACAAGTACTATTGATACAGGAACAGGTGGGGCAGGTGGTACAGGAAACACCGGATCGGCAACTGCTGGTTCTGGTGGTGACGCTACAGGAACTCCTGACCCAAGTCCAAACGCTAATGGTGGAAATGGTGGCGCTGGAGAGTCTTCAGCAACAGCCCCTGTATTCAACATGAATGGTGGTAATGGAGGAGCAGCTGCAGTAGTTTGTACAGGAACGTACACTACAATTGCCGGAGATATAACACTACAGGTCGACATCGGTGCTGGTGGAGAAGGCGGAGCTGGAGACACAGCCCAAGGTGGAGCTGCTAGAGGTGGCTTTGCTGGTGGATCTGGATATATAGAATTCTCTATTGATCTTGGTGGTGCTGCTTCAGAAGTGTTTAAGATTGAAACAGATGCGGTTACATCTTACGTTGACGTTGTAGTTAATGGTAACGTAACAGCTGACGAAGTAATCGACAGGTCTGATATTAGACTTAAGACAGATATCTCTCCTATCAGGAATGCCTTAGAGATTGTTAAAGACCTCGAAGGTGTTGTGTACACTAGAAAAGACTCAGGTAAAAGAGAGACTGGTGTTATTGCTCAGGATGTTGAAGAGGTATTTCCTTTTGTTGTATCTGAGAATTCCGACGGATACCTAGGTGTAGCTTATGGTAGAATGGTTGGGCTTCTTATTGAAGCTGTTAAGGATTTATCAGAACAAGTGGAAGAACTTAAGAGAGGAGACTAGTATGCCGTTACCAAGTAGTGGTAAGATTACTACACAGACGTTTAGAGATTTCTTTGAAATCGATGCAAATACTCCAATAAGTAGTTCTGACTGGTACAGAGGAGGCCCTTATGTTAGGGCCAACTACCAGTCTCAAAACCAAGGGGTAAAGTCTATAAACAATCAGGTCCCGACAAGTGGAAGGATAACACTGAGTGACTTGTATGGTGTGTATAAGGTGGTCAATGCGAACAACTTAGTTCCGGGAAACACAAACCCTAATAACACTAACGATAATGTGCCGGGAAACGAGAACACCCAAGACAGTCAGAATAATTTGAACCCACCTAATAACGATTACGGAGCTGGTCCTGCTGGTATTTATGAAGATAGTTTCAATAACGCCCCTGACGGTGGAACAGCTGGAAACCAGAATCCACCAACTGGAAACGCCGATTATACCCAGCACTTTGGTAATAATACGGATGTAAACTACGGTGGTAACCCACCACCTCCTTTGGGGGATGGCAGTGATGCCACTACAAAGGACGGGTTCTGGGTGTATGCTGATAGTAAGCCACCGGGAAACTACAATCCTCCTAATAACGATTATGGGGCTGGTCCTTCTGGTATTTATGAAGATGCATTTGCGAACAACCCTGATGGTGGTACTATTGGTAATCCGGGAGCCACAAGTGGTGGTGATGCTGGTGCGGGACCGGGTGGTGCGTATGAAGATCCTACCACTAACCCAGTAACACCTAACGACCCAAATATAAACTCCTCTTATTGGTCAGACCATGAGAAGCTCGTATGAATATACCGGCACATAACGTAAGCGCCTCTTTTGCATGCCACTATTCTGGTGGTTTTTCAGAAGAGGAGCTTGATGATTTGGATAAATATCTGGAGACTTTGGCACTTAAAAAGGCCACTGTTGGCAACGGAGAGGGTCCGGCATCTAAAAAAGCTAGAGTGAGCGAGATCTCCTTCTTCCAACCAGAGGATCTTCCTTGGTTCTCTGTTCGTATGCACGGGCTTATTGACAAGATAAACAAAGATCGATTCAAGGTTAATATAGATTGTGTTGGCGAAGGTTTTCAATACACTGAGTATCATGCAAAGGACGAGGGACACTATACGTGGCATGTGGATACACATGATACATTTACAAAGACTACTAGGAAACTATCTATGATACTTGCTCTTAATGATTTTAAAGATTACAAGGGTGGTATTTTTAAGGAGAGACTCAATGGTACTGTAAAATCTTGGAAATTGAATCGTGGGGACATTTTGGTTATACCTTCATACGCCTTACACCAAGTAACAAAAGTTACTGAAGGAACTAGGAAGACTATAATTTGCTGGGTCAGTGGACCGCAATACATATAAGGGTGGGTTATGAGTAATCTTGATTTAAGAAAAGAGAAGGATCCATTTGTTAAGGCTAAGATTAATACAAGCTTTATAGCTTGTTACGACAATGCTTTTACAGACAAGTTCTGTGATGATACTGTAGAGTTGTTTCACCATCTACAGAACAAGTATGGTGACCAGTTCCCTGATGAGAACGATAACCCTATGGTTAATCACAAGTTTAACAAAATATCCCACAGAAGAGACAACTCAAGGTTCTTTCAACAGATAGCTGATGAATGGGACGAAGAGGATCGAGAAGACAACATGAGGCTTTGTAGGACATTCTACAATACTATTGAAGAGTATCTTCAGAAGTATTTAAAGTCTATAGGTAAAGAGCTTGGCAGGCTTGAGACGGATTGTTTTAAGGTTCACCACTACCCACCGGGAGGACACTTTGCTGTCTTCCATCATGAGCATAGTGGTGAGAACGAAAGGTACAAGAGTAGAGTTTTAGTGTACATGGTGTACCTTGGTGAAGATATTTATAATGGCGAAGGCACTACTGAGTTTATCTATCAGGGTATACGAGTAGAGCCTAGGAAGGGACGCTTAGTAATATTCCCTGCAGACTTTACACACACCCACAGGGGTAACCCAACATACCAGCAAGAGAAGTATATTGCTACTGGTTGGTGGTTACTTAAGAGTGGCAACGGAGTTTATTAATAAAACATGAAGGAGTTTTCTAATTGAAGAAACTATCAGCAAGTAAAGGTAAGATTAAAGTAGAGCCTCTGTCAATAGCACAAGGGTACTACATCCAATCGATAGAAGATAAGATGGTGTCTATTGGCGTAGGTTTCGCAGGTACAGGTAAAACGTACATCGCAGCGACACTTGCTGCAATATTTAAGACAGACAACAAGAAGGCTAATATTATCTTGTGCAGGCCGAACGTATCCGATAGTAAAACAATTGGATTCCTTCCCGGAGAAATGGAAGAGAAGATGGCAGCATGGGTCGTACCTTATATGGATGTCCTTAAGAAACATATGAATGGAATCCTTGAGAAGTATATCGTAGACGGTTCTGTTGACGTAGTACCTTTTGAATATATGCAAGGTAGGACATGGGACGATAGTTTCATAATGCTGGATGAGGCCCAACACACAACACCTAAAGAAATGGAAATGTTCCTGAAGAGGATAGGTACAGGGTCTAAGGTTGTTATAACCGGTGACTTAAAACAAGCAGCCAAAGGAAATTCAAGTGGGCTAAGTATGCTGGTCGACATGCACGGGCAACTAGACTATTTAAGTAAGCACATTGGTGTGACAGAGTTTGACGACCTTAACGACATCGTTAGGTCTGACTTCTGTAAGGTAATATCAAAAGCATTCTACGATATGGACGACTGAAAGGAGCAATATGAGTTATGAAGTAGTAATTTTACCAGTAGAGGATATCTTAACCAGATATGCTTTTTTAAGAGAACAAATAGAGAAGGCTCTGGCCCATAGTAGTGGTGAATGGAATTCACTACAAGTGATACAACAGTGTATTTCACACCCGGATACTTTCCATATATGGGAAATAGTAGAAGATGGTGAATCTGCAGTAATTGCTATTACTAGAATGATAGAGTACCCTAATTTTAACTCTCTTCATATAATGATCTATAGTGGTAAGACTATTAAAGACATGGTTAAGTGGTCTAGGACTTTTGAAGGTATTTTGAGTAAGTTCCCAAACATCGATATGATAGAGATGACAGGCCGTCGAGGTTGGGTCAAGAAATTAGAAAAACTAGGATATACCGAAAGGTATACAACAATGAGAAAATCGTTAAAGGAGACAATAAATGTCTAAAGTAAAAATTTATGATGGTATGACCTTCGATATGGCCACAAGTGAAGTATTGGAATGTGGTGAGGTTAGTTATGTAGAATCTGAAGATGTAGCACTATGTGGTGGTGGTGGTGGTAAAACATCTAAGACAACATCCGGGTACGCAGAACAGTATAAACCTGAGATACAGTCTATGTTAGACGAAGCCAAAAGAATGTACGACGCAGGTGAGCTAGGTCAAGTTGCTGGGTTCTCAGATCTTCAGAAAAAACTGTACGGTGCAGATGGTGTCGCATCAAAAACAGCGGATAATGAAGCAGCCCTTGCACAGGCTATGATGGATCAGGCTAATACGCCTATGGACTTGTCAGGATCTAGAGCAGCAGCTCTTCAAAATGCCCAACAACAACTAGGGAGTGTTAACTCGGCAGCTGGTCAAGCTAATCAGATTGGCGGCTCTCGTCAGAGAATCAACCAATCATCTGTTGATAATAGTTTAGCAGCCTCTTTCGCAGACATCGATCAGCGGGGACAAGCTATGAACTTTGCTAATAAACAGGCAGCATTAGGTGCTCAAAGCAAAAGTGCACAAACACTGGGTGCTGCAGGTGCAGCCGAACAACAACAGGCTCAGAACCAAGCAGACTCAGGTTACAAGGCTTTGGCTCAACGTATTGGTATGTTCAGTGGTACGGCCCCTAAAGAGTCTACAACAACACAGTCGGGTGGTAAGTGATGAAAGATTACGGTGCGTTAAAATACGAACAATGGGGGCCTAACCCAAAGTATGGTGGAAGGCATGTACAAAGACCCGAGCCTCAACATAAAGATGTAAACACAACTCTATCCTCTGAACAATTAAGTAACTTAGGGGTATTATCTCAGAAGACCGGCCCTATTAATAGTAGGGAGTTCGGTAAGTTTTCAGGATTACTGGGAAATGTTGAAGGCCCTGAGGCTGTTGGATCTCCGGATAGAGATGAGGTAAAAAACGGAATGATACTTAAGTTAGCAGAGACGTTAGGGATTGATTTTGAAGAATTAAAGGAAGCTATGGGGATACCTAAGGGACTCTCCGGTAGCTACGACATAAAAACCGGTGAAGCCAGTATCGGTAAAGAATGGGACCTAAGTCAATTAATAAAATAGGAGAAATCAATGGAGATGTTATCCAAAGAGGGTTTTAGGGACCTCACCCCAGAAGAACAAATCCTCTACCTTAATAAGGTAAGACATGATCTAAAAATTACATCTACAATGAGTGGTAAAAAGATTGACTATTTGGATGATTTAGGGTTTTCAGACGTAAAGACTAATTGGAAACTTAAACCTAAGGGTGGTTTTGAACCAACAACACCGGAGGCGAAGGCCTACGCAGATGCTGTTAAGAAGAGACTCAGAGAGCAGTTTGAGATACCAGAAGGTTCGGATATTGATGCTATTGGTTTGGCAGACGAACAGTATGGTCTCCATAGAACGGGAGACCCAGAGGCGCCTAAGCCCACTTATAACGATTTCGCAGAATCAAACCCTGAAAGTTACATGAATGCAGCAATATCTACACAGCCCTACGATAAGCTAGTGGAGACCTTAAATAGACTCTCTGATCCTATGTACACCAGATATGCAGGACATCTTCAGGGTCTAAATAAGACAGAATTCCCTGATGCAGGTGAGGTTAAAGGTGTCGAGGATTGGAATAAAGTTAAAGAGGATTACAGTGCTGGTGAAGTGGGTCTTTTAGAGGGTGCCAAGAGTCTTGGTAATGAATTCCCATGGGGCGCCACTATGTCTGCTGGTGAAGGGTATAACAACCTTAGCATCCAAGATAAGATTAAAAAGAAAGTAGAGGAGAAGGTTGCCATTAAAGAGGCAGCACCGGTAGTAGACGACCTATTAGATCCTATTTTAGACGAGACTCTAAGGTCACAAGAACTTCCTATAGGAAATCCTGTTTACACTTCAGGGGACCAAGGTCGGGACCCTAAAATCGAAATACCAGAGGGTGGTTTTCCCCCTACAGATGTTGAAGTGGCAGGAGAGGGTGATCAAACCTTAAGAGGTATTATGGATAAGAATAATAGCTGGGACAAGAACAACGGTCTCAAAGATTTAGAATTTAAAGCAGGAGTCTTTTTATGAGTGGTATATTAAGTATGCAACAGGCACAAGAAACTAGTCCATATTCGGTAGCTAGATCGAAGGGCCTTAAGGAGTTGGAACAACTGATGGCCCAAAGGGCCCAATCTAACCAACCAACACCGTCACCTATTAGTGGTGAACAAAGTATAGGAAGTCAGATAAAGGGTAAAATACTATCTTCCCTCCTTGATAAGACATTAGCAAAGATGGGGTTATAATTATGAAGAATGCACTTAGTCCTACGAACTTCTCTGGTTACGGTGTCGCTGAAAGTGGTACAGAGGAGGCGAATAAAATGGTTGGTATCTTGGCTAAGCAAAAAGCAGCTAATCACGACCTAAGCCACAGTCAGAATGCAAATATGCAAGATAAAGGTGATGATGTAAAATCAAAATTAACTGGAGGCCTTGTAAAAATGCTTTTAGGTGGTGCCAAGTAAGTGGCCCAGTTTAACAAATTCAGGAGAAAAGAATGCCTTGTTATTTAAGAGACGGGACGGTTGCTTCAACAACTGACCCAGATTATTGTATGGAAATTGGTGGTACATGGTCTTTGGACCCCACCGGTGAGGACAACCTAGTCGAACCTGTTATGGATCGTGAGGTTGTTACTGATTCTCTGATGGAATCAGGTACGCTAGAAAACATGACCAAGATGGTATCGGACGATGCCAATGATCTTGAGAAGTTATCGATGACTACAAAAGATGGTGCAACGGTTACCATCGCTAATCAGAGAAGTAAAAAAGACGCTGGTAAAAGTAATTTACTAGAACCGGTAATGCCTACGTTCGCAGGAACAAAGATTGGACAATCTAAGGGTGACGTCAAAATGCATCCTGTAGTTTCAAACTTCATCAATGGTGGTGGTACTGGTGGAAGCCTAGATATGACACAACCACCTCCGGGTGTTACGTTTGACCCCGCTACAGGTGAGGCAATTGCAAGTGAAAACGAATTACCTTCATTGAGTGAAGAGGATGTATTGGCTCAGGAAGTGTTAAACCTATCCGGGCAAACGAGAGGTGCTATCTCTGACGAGGATATGAATGATTTCCTTCAAAGTCAGTTAGGGGCAGAGGAAGAGGATCCACTACTTATTCCACCTAATGTATTAGAGGAAGAAAACCCACTCTTGACACCACCTAATGTGATTGACGGTTTCGATGAGCAACTTTCACAAGAGGGTTTCTCAGGAGAAGCGGGTGTAGAAGCAGCTCCAAACGAAAACGAATTCTTCTCTACAGTAATACCAACGGAAGATCAGGCTGTTGAAGCTTTATCTGAGGTTATCTCAGAGAACCCGGAGTCTGACAAAGTTGTAATGGAGGCTGTTGCAGCTATTGATGACCTTGGTGTAGAGGTAGAGGAAGACCCTAGTGCTCTTGATAGAGTAAAAGACAAGGCGGGTGACTTACTTAACGGTTTAGGTGATATTCTAGACGTAGATGGTAAGGACATTATAAGAGCCTTAATCTTATATGCTGGTGCTAGATTATTTGGTTCATCCCCTGAAGGTGCAGCTCAGTTCGCTTGGGAAGATTTCCAAACTAAGATGATTGCTAATATGGAAGTAGGTAAGGATGCCAGAGCAGTAATCGGCAACCGTGAAGAGCTTATGATGGCTTATGAAAAGCACAGAGCTCTTGCAGAACAAGCTTCTCTAGACGGTGATGAGCAAGAGTCTTCTAGACAAATGGTAGAGGCAGACGCTTACCTTAAGGCTGCTAATGACTTGTTAGATTCTGATAGTGATGATACTGCAGAGATAACTAATACTAAGTATAAATATGAAGAACTTGAGGCTTTAGATGAGGCTATTGCAGATGTTGAAGATAACCTTAAAGATGATCCAGAAAATAGTGATCTAATAAGGGCCCTTAAGACTCTTGAAGACAAGAGGAAGATAATCACAGG